TTGCTTTTTTTGTTTTGCATTTTTTAACTCCAAGAATTTTACTCGCTGATTTTTCATCCGTTGAAAAGACATACTTTTCATTGAAACTAAACCATATCTCTTTATAATATCCTTCATCTTTATAATCCTTCCTTTGACTTATTTTAAGAGTATTATTCCAATAGCACCAATCCAAAAGTACCCAGTAATCTCCCTCCTCATAATAATAAACAACAAAGCAATGGCCCCCTTTGTTTCCTTTTCCATCGTCGACATCCCCAGCAGTGATTCTAATTTTCCAGTAGGGGATCCCTGATCTAATCATTATGTTTGCGAGAAGTATAGCCCCATCTTCACAATCTCCAGCTTTGTGTTTTAATGTCTGATAAGGATATGCCCAATATTCTGCTTGTTTGTAAGATGTACTATCGGGTGTATATTTTATATTGTCAATTACCCACTTCAAAGAATTCAATGCTTTCTCATCATCAGTCCCAGAAACTGTTGGTATGTTGCTATCCTTAATCATATAAAAATTTCTGACATCGACAGAATAATCTCCATCTGTTTCATGTCTCAAATAGTTCATGTCGACCTTTGGATATTTGTTATTTAATTCATCCTCTTTTGGATTTGCTGTTTGATTCAATTCATCCTTTAATATTGATCTTGCTATACCTTTTAAAAAATCTAAAAATGCCATTACATAATGCAAGGCCTGGCCTTTATTCTACTTAAGAGATCATCTCTCTCGGCCATAAACTGACTTGCAGTTTCCCTCCATTGAGTATATGGTTCTCCCTTTTGTATTCTGAGTTCCCCAAGATTGTATCCCACTATGTCTGTATATGATTGTCCAATGATTCTGGCGACCATTGCTAATGCACAACAAACATTCATTAATTTTGTGAATATTTGATTTACTTGTAATTTAACAACGACACTTCCTAATTCATGGCCATAAACTAATTTATCCAAAACAAGTACGCCGGTTGTTAATGAACTTATTTGTGCAACTTCGCGATAACCATCCATTCCATATATTTCTACCCAATCCAATGCCGTGAATCCAGTCGAACTTGCAACAGAAACACTTACCGCTGATCCTGCAACTTCTGCCGCACTAGTGGTTGAACTTGTTGAACTTTCCTCCAACATTCCATAGATATATTTTACAACCACGGAATTGTATTTTTGAATAAAATGTCCTGCTGTCGAATCCGAACTCAAGATAATCTTTCCTGATTCCTTTGTAACAAGCAAATGTGCAGGGTCCTCTGTTGTTCCATCTATTTTTAATTCTCTAACCGCCAAAACAGGATTATTAAATAAAACCATTCTTAATGTTCCGTTTCCGTCTTGGACTTCTATCTTTTCTTTTGGTGTGAATACTGTATTATAATATCTTTCCAATTGTGGCTCTACTTCATCAATTGTTGCTTTTACATCCGCATCTGATATTTCTGTGCTTGCTATTCCAGCTGTTCTTCTAACAGAAACCAAAGTTACATAATCTCCATCGTATTCTCCCATTAATTTCCTCCCAAATGAAATGAGAATAAAAGTCCCATTCCTGCAACCAGGAAACTTCCTATAATTGCCGTAATTTTATAATAAAGTTTGTAACCCTTAACAATTCTTTTTAATTCAGAAATATTTTCAAACATACATCCATCTCTTTGAACTGCCGGCAATCTTAAAAATTGCTCTTTTGACATCTCAAGCCCGTTTACCATAATTTTCCTCCAATAATAAAACCACATCATCTCTGAATGGTAATTTTTTATTTGATTTAACATATTCTATTAATTTTTCTTTTGTTCCCCATTCGACTATATCCTCTGCAGTTTTCTTTCCGATTCCCTTAATTTTTGTTAATTCCTTTAAAAATAATCCATCAGAAGTATAATCTTCAGGGATCTCTATTTGTTTGGTCTCTACCTCAATTTCCCCTATTTTCCCCTTGGTGGCCTCAAGGGCCCTCTCAAAACCATAATTAATGCCCTGTTGTTCTGGGAGATCTATTGTTTGTCCGGTCTTTAAAAGTATCCACTGATATCCTTCTTTTTCTTCTATTCTTACTTGTACTGAATCTCCTCTATTTACAAATTTCATTTTAAGTCCTGACAGTTATTGTCATTGTAACAGTTTCTGCTGCAGCTGCACTTGCTAATGTTAATCTCAACTTTCCGAAAACTGTATAAGGCTCATAAACTTTCATGGCTGTAAACCAAGTTACTGTTTCTCCACCAGTATTCAATGAAACTGCCACTCTTGGATAAAATGTTGAATCTGTATTCCCGGTGTAATCTATGATTGCTTGGGCTTTTTGTTCTCCCAATGTATCAAGATTGATATCCATTGAATTTCCAGTCACATCAAATGAAACTTTCAGTATCTCTCCATGAATTGTTTCACTATCCGCAGTTATTCCGGTTTCCCCTGCAGGAACTGTTGCTACAATTGTGTATTGTGTAATCATTCTTTTTTACTCCTGTATTTAATTGATTTTAAGTCCGAAGACTTCTTGTTTTTTCCGAACTCAAAAAACAAGAAAAAAATAAAAAAATAAAAAAATTATTTAGTGAATCTTTCTGGATCGAGTTCAACTGGTTTTTCAATTGGTTTATCTTCTTTTGGTTTAGATTTATCTTTTGCCATTTTAAGTTTGTCCAATTAATCCATCCGAACCATAGTTTCCAATGTCCACGATTGTTCCAGCGCCAGTCACTAAGTTTGCTTTTGCAAGTGCAGTGTGGCAACCGGTGATTGTCGCAGATGTTGCTGTAACTATTACTGGATAATCACACACATCAGCTCTATCACTTGTATCATCCATGAATCTGCAATTATCAATCAAAGCATTGTGTCCTGCTTGAATTTCTACACCAATTGGTGTCCCAACAAATCTGCAATTTTTAACTACAAGATTTACTGGATTAATCACTCCATTAGTTCTTGAACGAATTCCATGTGTTGAACATGATGTTGAAAAATAACATCCTTCAATCAAAGTACCATCAGCTCCCAAATCATCAATTCCACAAAGTTCTCCGTCTGCTGCATCTCTAACAAAACCACAATTAATAAATGCGTTTCCTGTTGGTCCCGATGCTCCTGGATTTAAAGTATCTCCATCACTCGCATTGGCTCCATTTCTTATTGCTCCATACAATGGATCACTACAATAAAATCCAATATTTCTAATTGTGTTGTTGCTTCCAGTAACAGTCAAAGTTGGTCCTCCTGCTGTTCCGCTAAAAGTTCCTGCAACTGGCACCCCATAGATAACTGTTGAATCATGGTGCCCTGGTGCAATTCCGATTATATGAACATCACTTGCTGTTAAAATCACTGGAACTTCTGCATACCATCCCTCTGCAACATATATTACCGTGTTACGAGTATTTGAACCCGCAGTCCCACTATATAATGCATTAACTGCTGCAATTGCTTCTGCTAATGTCGCAAAAGCATTCTTCCAAGATCTTCCATTACCTGCAGTCACAACATCTCTACTCACATAATAAACTCTTCCTGGAGTAATTGCTGCTCCTATTCCTTGTTCAAAAGAAATCTGATCCTTGTAATTCATATTTCCATAAACATCTTCAGTTACATTTCCAAATTTTGCCATTTTATTTTAAATGACAAATCAGTAAGCAAAGATAACTAATGTTCCGCCTTTGGTATTTGCTGCTGCTCCAACTGACGTGAATGTAAGCACTCCCGAAGCTACTGCTGTTGTGCCCAATTGTGTTCCTGCTGCTCCACAAGGAACTGTTATGCTTCCTGCTGTGGTTTCAACAAAACCCAATACTCCTGCACAATAAGTTGCTCCGTAATCAGCCAAGTCTACAACCAAAAGATCTGTTCCCCACACGAATGTTGCTGGAACTCTCACTGAAAGTATCTTGATCCCTGAATTTGGTGCTACCTCTGTAACTACAACTCCTGTTGTTGTTCCGTCTGTAAATGTTTCTGTCATATTTTTTTACCTCCCATGTTTAATTTTATTTTAAGGAGTTTTCTTCTCCTTGCTTTTTCTGTAAATTTAAAAAAATAAATTTAAATCTAAAAAGCAAAAAAGGATTTATAGTATGTTATCAACGAAACTATTGAAAGCTGTGTTTCTCATGATAAGACATTCATAGATTTTCAACATGAATTTTTGTGAGTCATTCGTGATGGCCATCTCTTGGTATGTCATATCTAAAAGAACTCTCATCTCTATCCAGTCTGTATCAAGGAAATATATCTGCTTTGCGCCAGATGTATTTGACAAGAAACGACTAAATATTACTGGTATTGGTCCAGCAATTGTATGTAATACAATGCTTGGTGCAATTCCAAATGGTAAGCTTCCGCCTGCGATGTCGCTTGGACTGAATCTGTAAGTATCAACAATTATCTTTCTGATGTCCTGAACAACTGAACTAGATGCTACTGCCAATTTAGGTCTTCCACCATCATCAACTGCATATCTTACTGCTGTTTCAATATCATCATTAGTTATTGCTGCACCGTCAAGGTCCAAAACATTTGTTGTACTTTGTAAAGCCACAATTCCATTGAATTGTGTTGCATCTGTACTTACACTTCCATTTACGATAAGATTTTCTTCAAGCTCTCTTAATTCCCTGGCCTTCATTAGCACTTCGAATTGCTTTGCGTTTGGTGCTGATTGATTTCCAAATGTACTTGTTCCTAAACCACCTCCAGATGGTTGGAATCCTTCAAGCATATAACTTGGCATTGCTGCTTGCATTGGTCCAGTTACTCTTCCAACTGCATACAAGAATTTTATACTTGTGCTTGCTCGGTCGTAAGTGTCATTTGTCTCTGGTAATGCTGCATCTTCTACTGCTGTATAACCTCCACCTTTTGCAGTTATAATGTTATAATCTGCTGTTAATCCTTGATTTGTAACTCTTGGAATTAATTCCACAAGTGGAGTTTCCTTCCTTGTAGTGTCTACAACTCTTGGATCTACGTAGATTGGAACCATTGCGTATCCTGCTGTTCCTCCATCTCCTGCAGTACTTGTCAATGCCTTAAGTCCAATTTGGAGTCTGTCATTTAGACTATCTCTCATATCAAATCCATTCTTAGGATCAACATATCTTGTACCATCTTTCAAAGCTCCGAAAGAATGTGCATAGGCGCTTCTATCGTTGACATTTTGTCCTCTGATATCCGCTGTGCCCTTTCCTTCTAAATTTTCCATTTTACTTTATAAGGTCCAAAGGATAAGATTTCTTTTCATCAGCCAAATCCTTTTTCTGTATTTCAGGCATACTCTTTTTAACCGGCTTTGAAATTGCCAGATTCATTTCTTCAACTTGAGATTTTAATGTCTCAATTTCAGATTTTTGTTCAACACTTTCTTTGGTCAGTCTATCAATTTCTGCTTTCAACTCAAGACTTTTTTCATCCACTTTCGGTTCCTCTGGTTCTTTTGGTTCTTCCTTAGGTTCCTCTTTTGGTGTCTCAGGATCTTCTGATT